CAGCGGCAAGTTCATAGTCTGTCAGACCGGGGACCGTGAGTTGTTGATGGCACTGAAAACGGAGATTCGCCGATTCCCCCACAGAACGCGCCCTGAGTTGCAAGAAGATCGCTTCCACATCAAACATCGGCAGCGAGGCAATAGGCACAGAAGTCTGGACACAATTCGTCACCACTTGTTCTACCGCGTCCATGATCGAATTGGCATCATTCGATTCACGGGCCATGAGTAGCAGCTTTTCTTCCCTGACCAAAAATGGTCGATAGGTCACTTGCAGCCCCGATGGGCACGTATACTCATAAGTCGGCGTCACTAATTTTGGCAGCATACTTCACCTCATATCATGTTAAACGTTAGAAATTGGCCTCGATAGGATCGTTGGTGCCCCCTGGCCGCGCGATCTCACGCGGAGATTCCTTGAGTCCTGTATTGGTTCCAATGGTATTACGAGGATAAGGCGCTGACAGCGTATACCACTCATAGAAGAATGCGACCTGTACCCGATGAGGGGAGTCATCAGACCAGGCAGTCGCCATCTGATTGATATTGACAGGATAGGCATTCTTGACATACATAAACAACGCTGGTTCAAGTGTTGATCCGGCTGGCTGTGGCTCGGACACTTGCCTGCCCCCAAACACATTAGGACCAAAAACCGGGAAAAACTCACTTCGCTCGTCTTCAGAAGGTGTGGCCGCCCGGGCATCGACATGATACTGGGTGATCATCATTGAGGTCTGAAAGGCGTCTTGATACTGCATGATATTCGTTTCAGAATGGAAGATGGTATTCATCCAGGCTTCCATAAATTGACGAACTTGCAGATCGGCCGTTTCAATAAAGGTCAGATTTAATTCGGTATAGACCGATTGATAGGGTGTCCGATAGACGGGACCATAGATTTTGATATCGCTGGATACCAGTTGACGACCCGGCAGTTCTCCGGCTTCACAACGAAGCTTGAGGGTCCGATCTATCCCACCAAAGGCCAGTCCTGCTAACGAACGGGGGAGATTGATCTGGACATCCCAATGAGAATTCTTGGAGACTCCCTCGGCTTTCATTTGGGACCAAAATGCGTCTAAACGTCCGATCATGTTTAGGTATTCCTCTCCTGAATTTTTTTACGAGAATCTGCATAGACCTCTGAGACAGTGGCACCGCGAAACGAAGCTGTGGGTAGCAAGGCGGCAATGTCCCACTGTGGCGGCGGGACTTCCAGAAAACGCGATTTGATCTGACCATAGAGATAGCGTTTCACGGCTGGGGTATGTTCATAGATACGACCATGACTTTGCAGCACCTTATAGGAAATACGAAGCCTGGTCCTCTCGTCATAGCGCCCAGGGGTGTTCAGAAGAACACTGAGCTTATTCATGAGGATACACCTCATTTTGACGGGGAGATAATGAAGATTCAACCCCAAAAACCCATCGGGATATTGATCAATAGGAATGACCAACGGGAAACGATCAAAATAGGGCAATTCATTCTTACCGAGTGCATCATACCGGAAAAAATACATGCGTCCCACAAAAATACGGGACTTCATCGCCTGGCGATCCTGCATCAAGGTCGTGGAGGTCACCTTGAGGGAGGGAATCAAGGATAACAGCCATTTACGGGCCGCATCGGTCCGTTGTATCATGCCCGCTTCCTGTGATTGTTGTTGAATTCGTTGAAGTATTGAAGGCATATTAGGTCTTGAGTCCTGGAATATTCTTTTCGGTAATAACCATAAACTTCCATCCCTGTGATAGACAAAACTTTTCACAGGCATCCCACTTAGCTCTATTTATACTATACGTTGCGGCCTCTTTGATAAATCGCCGTGAGGAACGTTGTGGAGGAGGGGGTCTCAATATCGTCTCCCTGGCGGGCTTGATCTCAAAGATATAGGTCTGTTCAGACAGATCCTTCTTCCGCATATGGACCACCATGTCAGGGAAGTACCGGTGGGGTCTCTTATCCACTGGACTGATATACGGTATGGGGAATGACTCCGATCCCCACCAGAGTACCGAGGGGTGTTTATCGAGCCAGGCCATCACAATCTTTTCCCAGGACGAGCGATAACAGATGTTCCCCACATCTCCGCGGTATTTGTTGGGATGGATAGGGACATAGAGACCCTGATAATATTTCATGGCATGAGCATTCCGATATAAATAACACTGTTGTTCTCTGTTGGTACCATCAAAGGAGTATTTATGGGTCTACTTACCGGTGTTGTGGATGGAGTATTTGAGGCCGGCCGAGTGTCCTATTCTGCCGTCTCCACAGGTATCGTCACGACCGTCAATAGCGTCGCCGCCTTTGCCTCACCGAAGATCACAGGTGCCTATAATGCCCTAAAATCGGAATTGAGTGCCACACAAGTCGCCCAAACAGATTTTATCAAAGGGGAGAGTGAAGCACCATTGGCCGATCTTGAAGCCTCGTTTTTTGACTTTACCCAGTTAGAATACCCAGAAAAGGAATTAGCGGTCCGCTATCCGCATTATATCACGTTCTATTTCAATGTTCCCACCACGGTGTCGCGCTTCAATAAAGCCTATAAAGGGGTCACACCCGTTGAAGCGAAAAGCTTGACTGGGAAAAAAAGCTTTGCCCTGGGCTCAGGTTCTGCTGGTCTGACCTCACGGGAAATTAATCGCCGCGGCACAGGATCGGCCCAACCGATCACCTCTGATGTCAAGGGTCAATATGCCGATATCGACCTGTCGCGGGAAACGGTGCGCACCTCACATTCGATCCGACTGTATATGCCTGATACCCTGCAATGGAACTTTGCCCAACAGTGGCGTGATCCTCATTTGTCTGACACGGCAGCCGTTAGGGCCCTGGCGCCAGGCGTTCAAATTGCTGAAGGTGTACTCTCTGGTACAGGCTCCGGTCTCCTGGCCGGGGCGATCACGGCCGCGAAGACTGCGGGTTCGAAGGTTCTGGAAGCGGGCACAGGTCTTCCTGACGGCATTCTCTTGTCAAAATTGGGGTTTGCTGTCAATCCGATGATCCAGGTCTTATATACCTCCCCCGATCTTCGGACCTTTACGATGGAATTTAATTTTGCTCCTCGCTCCTATACCGAAGGCCTTGCCGTACGAAAAATCATTCGTGCCTTCAAGTACTTCGCGGCCCCCGAAGTACCTGATCAAGGTGGATTAGGGTTTCTCATGATTCCACCAGGGGACATCGACGTTGAATTTTCTATCAGCACCCTCGGAAGAATTTCGACCTGTGTCCTCAGAAACATCGATCTCGATTATGCTCCCAATGGATTTTCCGCCTATCAAGAACCAGGAAATGTCAAAGAGGGTATGCCAGTCAACATTCGGATGCGACTCGAATTTACCGAAACAGAATACATCACCAAAGATTTGGTGTTGAAAGGCTATTAAGTCATGGCGTCTACTTATTTTGGCGACTTTCCTTTAATGACCTATACGCTCGATCCCAAGGCTACAAGTGCCGACGATGTGGTCACGAATATCTTTCGTCGTGTGGCCTTTACGGAACTGCTTTTGCGGAATGCGTCAAGCTTCTATCCCTATCAAATCAAAGAATCAGATACCCCAGAAAGTATTGCCCACAAGTATTACTCCGATTCTCGATATTTTTGGTTGGTCACCCTGGTGAACAACATCATCGATCCCGTCCTGGACTGGCCTCTGAATTATCAAGATTTCAAAGCCATGATCGAAACCAAATATGGCAGCCTCGCCAATGCCCAACAACAATCAGGCACCTATCTCCTGGAACTGAATACGGTGAATTCAAATACCGAAGTAGCTCGGGCGCTCACTATCATTGATCAATACGCCTTTGACTCGCGGGGACTTCAGGTTGTGCCCTATGTTGATACCTTTACCAGAACGACCGTGGGTAATGATTATCAAACCTTGCCAGGTCATAATGTCAATCTGACCGATCCCATTGCCGGATTCGTCGTTGCAAACAATGCGTTGTCTACTGTGGGGTCTGGAGCCGCGTTACTCTCCCATGACATGCCCGTGGATCAATATATCAACGCGACGATTGGTCCCGTAGCCAATGCCACAGGTATCATTACCTTGGGGGTCCGAGCAGGGATTACTCATGATAAACTATCGGGATATTTTGCTGATATCTCCTGCAACGGCGCCAATGTGGTCATTTATAAGTATGAAGAATTTGATTGGGTCGCCCAGACAGGGAAAACGATTCTGACTGAATATAACTTTGCGGCCAATGCCACCACGGCCATAGCGAATAACATGCAGTACCGAGTCGCGGCCTTTGGTGATGTCATCACGCTCCATAAAAATGGCAATCTGATGATTCATGCCATAGATACATCCTCCCTGATCACAGGTACCAAAGGGATGGTTGGCCTTCAAACGAAAACGTCAATCACTACCCTGGAGGTCGGACCTGATGGAATGCTCGGCCGCCAAGAGGATTTCCAGCGTGGCATGATCGGACAGAACCCCGAAAATCATCAAAAGACCCAATCCCCAACGACCGATTTCCGATACTGGAACGACAACTCACATATATTAAATGGACCCGCGTCTGGGATATTTGTGTCGGGATCAGGCAGTGCGCCATTGGTGACGATCCATTCTGGAGGTTCCTATGGGTTTGTCACAGCCAATACCCCTATGCCTGATACCGAGGATCATAGCATCACCGTGACAGTCGGCAGAATGATTACGGCCAATCCTGCATTTATCCAGGTTGCTGTCCGAGGGACCGCAGATAATGTGGCCGATCTGTGGACAGGCTATGATTATCAGATCACCTCAAACGGTTCATTTTCCCTTCAACGCTGTGTGTCCGCCAATGCGACCAATGGCGGCAATGTCTATGTCTTTAGTGGAAACAATAGTCCCTTAGGACAAATCGCCGATGGTGATAAACTTACCGTCACGGCACAAAACACCGCAATTTCCTATTATCGTAACGGCGTCCTCGAAGCGACCTATGATGATCCTGCCCCGCTGAGTGGCGTCACCTGTGGCTTTGGACTACGACACGGTGTTGGCGGGGCCGTGACGTTGAATTATCATCTGACCAACGTCACGATCACACCGATCCTGGCCAATAGCGTCTATCAGTTCCCTGTCTATACCAATACCCTGGTCCCACAGGCCACAGAATTGGCAGGGCGGGTCTATTCGTTCCCCGATGCGACCACCGTGACCACGACGGTCAATACCGGCAGTCTGAGTGCCTATGATGTGGAAGTCTTGAAGAACGATAAAAAGAGACAGATTAAATTACTCAAGAAAGATTATCTTCTCCGAGCCCGAGCGGAACTGGCGCGATTGACAGGAAACGAAGTATAAGATGGACAGTCCGACCTCCTATCAGATCAATCAACTCCTCCTGATCTCCGCGTCAGGTCGTGCCATCGATATTTCTGGTATCTGGAAAGAAATTTCCATCTATGAGGACCTATTCAGTAATACCATGTCCGGTTCAATTCTCTTGAATGATTCCCGCAATCTGATCAATGAAGTTCCCATCATCGGATCAGAGTATCTGATGATCTCATTTGAAAAATCTAATCAGGATATTACCTTCAAGAAAACGTTTCGGGTCTATAAACTTTCAGATCGGATCTATGAAACTGGTACCAATGAGACCTATTTTCTTCATTTTGCCTCAGAGGAATGCCTTCTGAATGAACAACTCCGTATCTCTAAGGCCTATCAATCCCGCACCATTTCCACCATGGCCGAGGACCTCTGCCTCAAGGAACTGATGATTCCCGCGAATCGGTGCAATATCGAATCGACAGATTATCCAGTCTCGTTGATCATACCAGCATGGAAACCATTCCGAGCCTTGAATTGGTTCTCAGAGCTTGCGATCTCCAACGCGGTCCTATCAGCATCCTGGATCTTTTTCGAAAACAGGTTGGGATATCACTTCAAGTCCATTGAAACGATGCTCCGAGCAGAATCGGTCCTGGATATCAATGTGGGACCTCGGAATCTTGGTAAGAACCGATCACGGGATGATTCCAAAAAACAACTTGAACACGTCATGCAATTCGAACATCCCCATGGTTGTGATGAACTCCAAACCATTTCAATGGGTGCCTATGCGAGCCGCCTGACTGTGTTGGACCTGGATACGCAATCCCAACGTGATGTGACCTTGAGTGTGGATCAACAATTTCCTACGACCATGAGAGGGAATACCTATCCTCCCTTCCAACGTCTTTTGAATCGTTTCGATAAATCTCCACAAGAGATGAGCGACAGTTTCTATCGGATCATGCCCACTGGCTCAGAAATCCATCGTAACCTGCTCCAACGCAGGATGTATTTGGCTGCACTACATAATCATAGAGTGAATATGGTCCTTCCTGGAAATCTTGCGCTGATGGTAGGGTCACCTGTGAACGTCCATTATCCAGCGGCCGTTCTGAATGGTGATGCCGAGAAAATTCTGGATCAGACCTATTCTGGTAAGTATTTGATCACCTCAATTCAACATAAGATAGATCGTCAAAAATACGTCTGTCTCTGTGAACTAATGAAGGAATCAAGGGCAACGATCCTCCCGGTCGCCGATAAACAAGTACAGAAATTAGGAAAGGAATAACATGTATACCTATAATGCAGAACTGATTCGCGTACTCGATGGGGATACCGTGGAAGCCGACATCGACCTGGGCTTTGATATTCATTATGTGGCCAAGATTCGCCTGGCCGGCATCAATGCCCCTGAGATGAAGACCCCACAAGGGCTGCCCGCCAAGGAACATTTGACCAATCTACTAACCAATCATGACTTCGTGGTCACCACCAAGCTGAATAAAGAATTTGAAAAGTATGGTCGTGTGCTAGGTGAAATCACCATCAATGGCGTGAGCATCAATCAACAGATGATCAATGAGGGTTTTGCCGTTAAGATGTAAGGGTGTTGCATATGTCAACTATCAATTCAGGTCAACTAGGTCTTGAAGGATTCCATTGGTTTATTGGAGTCGTTGAGGACCGACAGGACCCAGAAAAACGCAATCGGGTCAAGGTGCGAATCATCGGACATCATACCGAAGATAAAACCCTTATTCCCACAGAGGCACTACCCTGGGCCCTGACCATGTCACCTCTCTCAGGTTCGGATGTCTTGAACATCCATGAGGGTCACTATGTCATGGGATTCTATCTGGATGGCTCTTATGGTCAACGGCCGTGCATCATTGGTATGATACCGGGGGTTCCTGGTTCACGAATTCCCTCAGATACCGGATTTTCTGATCCACGAACTTCCTCACAACTCCAAACAGCACCACGTCCTCCCCTCTCATTGGCCCAGACGACCACGGGTGATCCCATTGATATTACCGAAGCCGATTCGGCATCGGCCTATCCGCTTGTCTTGGATGAACCGAATCTCTCTCGTCTGGGAAGAAACGACAAGATTACTGACACCATTATCCAACAGAAGAAAGATACCACCATTTCCTCCGTTCCGACCGTCAACGGGAAAACATTCTCAGAGCCCCCAAGCCCCTATGCGGCCGTCTATCCCTATAATCATGTGACCGAAACCGAGTCTGGGCATGTCATTGAACTCGATGATACCCCAGGTGCCGAACGGGTACATATTTACCACAGATCCGGCACCTCCGACGAAATTCATCCCGATGGGACAAAAGTGTCCAGGGTGAATGGTCCGCGCATTGAGATTTCATTGGTGGATCATAACATTTGTGTGTTTGGAGATTATCAACTGACCGTGAAAAAAGATTTGAATGTGCATGTCCTAGGCAACTATAATCTTCAGGTGGCCGGGCAGACTTCAATTAAATCAACAGGTCCAATCCGAATGCAGAGTGGATCTGAAATGACTCTGTGGTCGGGTGCGATCATGGCGCTCCAAGGGGCACCACTGATTTTCAATGCGGGCATTCCCTTTCCTCTAGGTCCGCCTGAGGTGCCGATTGTGAAATCTACGGCCGCGACCTTGACCCCTCCTTCAGAACTTGAACGAGCCGTCGCCGTTGAAGAGTCGGTGGTCACGACCACACCCCCGGTCTCAGATCCAACTGAACCAGGGAATGTGGCGCTCAAAGAACGTGTGGGTGCGCGCCTCACCGAAGCCGATCCGACCGTCATAGGTCCAGAGGCGATTGTTCCCACGAATCTACCTCCGCCACCTGATACGGCACCACAGACAGTGCTGACCAGTCTGGAAGGTGCAGATATTATGGTCAAGGCCTTGAACGCGGCCGCGATCAAAGATGCGACACAACGCGCCATGATCTGGGGACAGTGTGCCCATGAATCCCAGAACTTCACGAAACTGGTCGAAGATGTGAATTATTCCAAGAAAGGACTGTTGACCTCCTGGTCCAAGTACTTTGTTGATGATCCTGCTTCTCCCTATGATACCAGTAAATTTCTTGGTAAACCTGACTTGATTTTGAATCGTGTGTATGCAGGAAAAGTGGGTAATAGTAAGGATGAAACGGTGGGGGACGGTTATAAATACCGAGGTAGAGGATTCATTCAATTGACGGGGAAGGGGAATTATGTCGCGGCCTCGAAGGCCGTGGGTCTGGATCTGGTCAATAATCCTGATGCCGCCTCCCAAGCCGCCATTGCCGCCAAACTGGTGATCTGGTATTTCCGTGAATATAGCGGGGGCTATAAAGGCGCCTATGGTGATATCGTCCAGGTCACCGAGTATGTGAATGGTAAACGAAACGGTTTGGAAGATCGAGACCGACGCTATCATATTGGACTTGAGAAACCAGTCGTCACGATCTATTCCACGACCCTGGTCTAAGGAGGAATGTATGCCTGGTATTTGTCGCGCCTCCGATATGTGTACGGGACATGATGGGTATCCCCCACGTCCTCCCATTACGTCCAGCCCTGATGTGTTTGTGAACGGTCAGCCCGTGGTCCGTCAAGGGGATACGTGGTCACCCCATTCCAAAGTCGGCGATCCGCCTCATACAGGCATCGGCGCTCAAGGATCATCGACCGTCTTCTGTAATGGAATGCCGTTGGCGCGTGAAGGGGATATGATTGATTGCGGTTCCAGTATTATGTCCGGCAGTCCCGATGTTATGTGTGGAGGATAATTATGGCGTTTGGTATACCAGTTTCCATTCCCTCAATTCCAGGTTTAGCTGAAGTCAAAGCCGCGACACTACCTCCAATGGGAGAACGCGCACAGGCCATGATCTCTGGTATCGCGGACCGTTCCACGATGTTTCAGAACCCCATGACCGCGTCCCTCGGTGGGGCCAATCAAGCGGTGGATAACATTCAGGTCCAACTACAGGCCATTCAAGCCGGAGTCACCAATC